GCGAAGATGTGGGTAGCTCAATGTAGAGCACCTCGGCAGAGGAAAATGGTGTGTCAATAGCACCCCCACCACCATCACAAAATATACTTTAACTTTAGGAATATAATGTTTACGATAAAAATAACGTGGAAAAAGGATGGCGAAATCGAACAAATAAAAACATTTGAGGCAGAGAGCTTTAAAGAGGCGGTACAAAAAGAAATTGATTTTTTTGATGATATAAATAATTATGAGTTTATCGAACGATTGATTACAGAGATAAAATTATGACGACCTTTAGCTATTCGACAGATAAAATAAATTGGTATGGTAATTATAATAAAATGGATGCCATAAAAAATGGATTTGATAACAATCCGGATTTTGATTTTATTTTCATAGGTGAAAATATAAATTTTACAGCTCATGATTTTGTAAGTGCTCGACATTTTTTTGAGCATCTCAGGGATGAGGCCATGGAGGAATGTGGCGAAAATGTCGAAGAATGGCTGGATAAACTGATAGATAATAAAAACAAATGTGCAGAATTGGAGATGGTTATAGGCAACTGGATAGAAACTAATGCTCCAGTTAATTTTAGGGTAGTAAATTATGTATTAGAAATTCAACGTCAATCTAATTAAAATTTATAAAAATGATGAAGGAGAAAATAAAATGCGCAGAGATAACCGGGCGATGCTCGGAAAGCTGAACAAAATTAAGATTTACACTATATACATGAATTAGTTATGGCTAGAAAAAAACCAGATTGGGAAAAAGCCCGTGCTTTATTTGAGGCAGGAAAATCGTATAGGGAGATAGAAAAGGAAACCTTTATTGATGCTTCAAATATTGCAAAGAAGGCAAAAAAAGAAGATTGGCAAAAAGATTTTTTACCAGCCTTGATAAAAGATACTGTAAGAGTTACACGAGACTTTACCACACTTTCTACCACACAGCGAGATGTAGTTACCACAGAGGTAAATAAACAGCTGGAAGGTTTACAGTTTTATGAAACTGAAGCTCGTAAAGTAGCTAAAGTTGCCGTCAAAATATTAAAATCAGAACCATCAATTATAGGTGCTAAAACTGCAATGGCGACCCTTAAAGAAGGCATGATAGTCGAAGGTCTTGTACCGTTTTATCCAAACTCAACAACAATAAATAACACCAATGCACAACAAACTAATCCAAATCCAATAAATTTTAGTATCGATCCGTTTGAAGCTGCAAAAGAATATCAACGTTATGTTGATGGCAAATAATGCCTGTTCCATTTCCTTTTGATTTTAAAAAACCTGATTATAGGTTGGTTTTTGAATGGAGAAAAGAACGGCTATTGAAGATCAGAAATGGTCTTTATTCTATTTCACTACTTAAGCAATTTTATCGAGATAACCCAGGACAATTTATAATTGATTGGGGTATAACATTCGATCCCAGAAACATCGAGCGCGGTCTTCCCTCATATATTCCATTCATCTTATTTCCACGCCAAGAAGATTATATCAATTGGTTAATGGAGCGTTGGCAAAATCAAGAGCCAGGTATTACGGAAAAATCCAGAGATATGGGTATGAGCTGGCTAACTGTTTCAGTTGCTGCAACATTATGCTTATTCAGAGAAGGTTTGGTTATTGGTTTTGGTAGCCGCAAAGAGGAATATGTAGATAAAATTGGTGCGCCCAAATCGTTATTTTTTAAAGCTCGTAAATTTATAGACGCGCTCCCCGTTGAATTCAAAGGATCATGGAATGTTCGCCGTGATTGCCCGCATATGCGTATTAATTTCCCCAATACTGGCTCTTGTATGTCAGGGGAATCAGGCGATGGCATTGGCAGAGGCGATAGAGCATCTATATATTTTGTTGATGAGGCAGCCTTTCTTGATCGTCCACAACTTGTAGAAGCTTCGCTATCGGCTACAACAAATTGCCGTCAAGATTTAAGTTCAGTTAATGGACTTAATAATCCATTTGCTGAAAAGCGGCATAGCGGAAAACTTAAAGTATTTACGTTTCATTGGCGCGACGATCCTCGCAAGGATGATGCCTGGTATAAAAAGCAATGCGAAGAATTACCGGCTGTTGTTGTGGCACAGGAAATTGATCTTAATTATTCGGCTTCTGTTGAAGGTATTTTGATTCCGTCAGAATGGGTTCAAGCCTCAATTGATGCTCATAAAAAACTTGGCATTGAACCATCAGGCAATAGAAAGGGTGCACTTGATGTAGCCGACGAAGGAATAGACTTAAATGCTTTTGCTGGCCGATATGGTTTTATGCTGGAATATTTGGAATCATGGAGTGGTAAAGGGTCTGATATTTATGGTACTGTACAGCGTGCGTTAAGTATTTGCGAAGATCAAGGTTATGATGGTTTTCTGTACGATGCAGACGGATTGGGAGCCGGTGTCCGTGGAGATTCAAGAGTCATAAATGAAAATCGTCATATAAATGGATTAAAAACTATTGCAGTAATACCATTCAGGGGGTCAGGGGAGGTGACAGAACCGGAGAAAGAAATGGTGGCCAAGCGTAAGAATAAAGATTTTTTTGTCAATGCTAAAGCTCAAAACTATTGGCGGTTAAGAATACGTTTCCAAAATACGTTTAGAGCCGTAATAGAAGGAATGGAGTATAATCAGGATGATATTATATCAATCCCTTCTGATCTACCAGAACGATTAAAATTAGTATCCCAACTCTCACAACCCACGTATGAAAAAAATGGAGCCGGTAAGATTTTAGTTAATAAAACCCCGGACGGGATGAGATCACCTAACCATGCAGATGTAGTTATGATATTATTTAGCAAACAAAAAACTTCCAGCTGGGATGATTACCGATGAAACTGATACAAATAGCACGAAAATTTATTGATACAATCAACCCATCAAAGCAGACAATTGGAGATGGATACCTGAATCTATTGGCCAATATCGGCAATACAGGCATCAATGCCGCAAGTCAAGGACAGTATCTAAATAATTATGTAACCCGTGAACCGCAAATATTGAGGACGATGTATCGCACATCTTTTATAGTTCGCCGGGTATGCGATTCGCGTGCTGAAGATATGACTAAAGCTGGGGTTCGTATTGATTCAGATTTGCATCCTGATAAAATAATGGATATTCAATCCGAATTACACAATAAAATGATGTGGCAACAACTGGCTGATACAATCAGATGGTCGATGTTATTCGGGACAGCGTTTATCATGCCTGTTCTGGATGGTCATGATGTGGAGAAGCCTCTTAAGATTGATGCAATCGGCAAAGGTCAATTAACAGGATTTCAGGTATTTGATAGATGGCAATTAATACCATCATGGCAAGATGGGCGCATATTAAATCTGGGCAGGGATAATGGCTATCCAGTTACTTATATGACCATTAGCAATGGGATGGGTATCCCTCAATTAAAAATACATCATTCAAGATTATTCCGTATTGATGCCACGCCTCTTCCATGGTGGGATAGATATACAGAAAACTTCTTTAGTGCATCTGTTGTCGAGGCCATCCTTGATCGCGTAAAAGCGTTTGATCAGTCAACTATGGCGGCTGTGGCGTTAATAGAGGCAGCGCGTAATGATGTGCTTTATACTGATTCATTGCCAGAGATAGCCGGACAGAACGCAGGACTTTATCAACGACTAAATGCAAAATTTCAACAGATAGCGCAATTCAGAACTAACCAGGGTTTAACTGTATTACCCACCGATGAAAAGCTTGAACGCTTCAGTACGGCGATGACCGGCGTTGCAGATATTATTGATCGTATGGGTGAGCAAGTGGCTGGAGCTACAGGGATTCCCTTATGCAGATTACTTGGTAAATCATCAGGAGGATTGAACGGTGGTGATAATGATTTACTTGCGGCTTATTACGAAGATGTTAATGCCAAGCAAGAAAATCAGATAAAATCCATCATTGAACCGTTTGCGCTTATTACATCCTTATCTCTTGGCATATTGACAGATTCAAAAGATTTGAAGATAACATTTTATCCTTTAAATAAGCTTAGTGCGGTAGAAAAAGCACAGGTCGCAAGTCAGGGAACCGATACCATCATAAAAGCGTTTGAATCGCAGTTATTGACTCAACAAGTGGCAATGAAAGAACTTAAGGCATTAACCGAGGAGACCGGTTATTTCTCGAATATTACCGACGAAGATATTGAGGGCGCAGATGATAAACCGCCTATATTAATGGATGAGACTGTCAATCCTGAAACTACTGGCGATGCTTCAAGCATACCATCGGGGGCGTCTTGGATAACGTTAGAAGACGGTCAGCATGTATTGATTGGGAAGAATGGTAAAGTTATTGGGGGGGCTGGTGGCGCATTGAATGGTAAATATTATTCAACTCATTGAACAGTTGAGAACAAAACATCAAATAGTTTGACAAAACAAGATAACTCAATATCAAAAGAAATTGGAGAAAATTACAGAGCAGTGATATAATCGACTTGTGGCTAGGCTTAGCGGCTGAATAACGGATCGCACCTCCGCTTGCCACATCCCTCTTTGGTGTGATACAGGTGCGCCATGAATAACTTAAAAAAACTCGAAAATCTATTCCAGAAAGAAATTAACGCTTGGTATCGCGCAGGGTTAATAATGCGTAAAATCAGGGATGAGGGGGAGTATAAGAAAAAATATGGGACGTTTGAGAATTATCTGAAGGAAAGGTGGGGTTATAGCAAACAACACGGGCACAGATTAATCAATTCAGCTGAAATTTACCAAAAACTAGAGCATAAAACTCTAACGGGAAAAGACACTGAAAAGTCACCAATTGGCGACTTTTTACCTACAGCTGAGAGTCAAATTCGGCCTCTTTTGGATAGCCTAAAAACAGATTCCGAGCGCGTAAAAGTATGGCAAAATGTCCAATCAGACGGCAAAAAAATAACCGCTAATCTTGTGCAGGAAAAAGTTGATGAGTTTTTGGCATCAGGTGAAGCAGTCGAAGAAATGGAATTTGATGATATTGTGCCTTTTGATGCTAAAAAATCATCAGGTAATTTTCATATTTCAACCGGTGAGAATGAATGGTACACTCCCAGTCAGTATATAGAATCAATACGGATTGTTTTAGGTGTTATTAATCTAGACCCCGCATCTAATGAATTTGCACAGAAAACCATTAAAGCAGAAAAGTTTTTTACAAAAGATAATTGTGCTTTATCACAGACATGGTCTGGTAATGTGTTTATGAATCCGCCTTATTCATACCCTGAAATAAAGCAGTTTGTTGATAAACTTCTATTTGAAAACCTGGATTCATGGATTGTTCTTACAAATAACGCAACGGAAACAAACTGGTTCCAAGCACTTTTAAATAGTTGCGATTGTCTTTGCTTTCCTGATACGCGTATAAAATTTTTTTCACCAAACAATAATTCAATGTCTCCCAGACAAGGTC